AAAGAAGACAACTTTTTGATAGGAATGATCAGTTTCGATTTCAAAGTATTCCTGTATGTACAGAAATGAGAGATGAATGTCATACCCAACAAAAGATTTTTCAAAATAATTTTTGTAAAAAGCTTGATAATATTACTTTTGAATTAAAGGGTATTGTAAATGATGCAGATAAGAAAAGAGAAGAAACCCGATATGAAATTACCAATATGAATAAACAGTTAATTGAATTGATGACACAAATGAAAACAATTTTGGCAAGGGATCGTAGAGAAGAAACTGCTGAAATGGTTCAAATGGTTGTACGGCAGGTTTTGGTTCAGATGCATCCTCCCAAAAAAGGATAATTAATATGCAGTTAATTTTGAGTTGTGTTCATGATGTTAATTCGGTTACTGATAAAAATAATTTGATTCTTTTAGTTGATACGAAATCTGGATGTATAGAATGGATACCATTAGATATTAAGAAGACAAATTATATTATTGGATCTAAAGCATTATGTATGTCTGGTGATTATTTGATGGTATCTTTAAAAACTAACAATAAATTCGATGATCTTATTGTTATTGATGTAGTAACTAAGAAGCATACGTTAACCAGTTGTAGAAAATCAAAAGATATTCATGATATGGTTTCAGTTTTTAGGGGCAGGGTTTATTGTATTTCAACTGGAACAGATTCTATGAATAATATTGTTTTAAGTCCAGCTACAAATAATGTAATGAGAGATGTTAATCATTATTCTTTTGATGGAGCAGGAAATGATAACTATCATATTAATTCTTTAATAAATTGGAATCGTAGATGGTATGTTTCCAGTTTTGGAAAAGGATGGAAGGATAATGATTTTAGTAATGGAGCAATTATTGAATTATCCAAGAATAACAGGATAGTTTATTCAAATATAAATCAACCTAACTCTTTGTTCTTTAATCGTAAGGATGAGATGTGTTTTTGTGAGTCTGGTAGGGGCTTATTTCATCATGGTAGGATGATAACCTATGTAGGAGGGTATCCAAGAGGGGTTATTGAAGATCATTATGAGAATGGCTACTGGATAGCTCTATCGGCTGAAAGAAAGGATATTCCTTTTATTCCTGCTCGATTAATATTTGTTAATTATCAGGGAATAATTTGTAATGAAATAGTTATTCCTAAAACATATGATATATATAATATTATTGAAGCGAAAGGTTATTTAAGTAATCTGTTATAGCGGAGCATAAATGAAACCTATTGATAAATTAAGAAGAACTGCTGGTAGATCACTTTTTATTTTTGATCATGGATTAGGAGATTTAATTAATTTTTTACCTGTATGGTATGAGTTTATAAAACAAGCAGGAATTAAATCTATTCTTGGATCAAGTTCAAAAAGACAGTTTGATCTTATTGATGAAAATATTATATCTATTGATAGTTTATTTAATAAAAGAAGATATAATTATGTGTATAAAATTTTATATCCTGATCCTAAAGATAGTTCAATTCCTATAGATGTATCTGATGAACCTCCTAAACCTTATCTTTGTGCTTTTTATGAATTAGGAATGGATCATTTTGTTTGGAAACCTTATCATATGGCAAATAAATACAGAGTTGATAACTCAAAGAGAATAGGGGTACATTTATTTGGTCATACAGGGATGCATAAGAAATTTTGTCCGGTAGAGGTAGCTGAACAAATTTGGAAAGAAGTAATTGAAGCTGGATATGAACCTTATGAATGTCATATGACACCAGATTTTGCAGATGAATATCCTGATTTTATAGAAGCTGATTTTATGGATTGTTTAGATAAGGATTGTTCTTTGCGTTATGAAAAAGCAGATCTTAAAAAAATGATAGAGGAAATAGGAAAATGTAAATTTTTTATTGGTATTGATTCCGGCCCTATTTATCTTGCTTCAGCTTTATTGGGTTTAGATAATATAATAGGATTGGAAAACCAAAAGAAACATAATAATTTTTTACCAAAACATATTGTTACTATACCTGTTTTAAATTATGAAGCAGGTTCTATTTATAATCAATTGAAGATTATGGAAAAGTGGTTATGATAAATTATTTTAAAAAAATAACTGATTTTGTTTCTGAAAAAATTGAATGTGACAAATGTGCTGATATTAAAGAAGATCGATTAAAAGTTTTCTTTGATGCTGCTTTTGAAGGGATAGCTATTACTGATGGTGGTAAATTTATAGATGGTAATGATCGTTTTAGTGAAATGTTTGGATATACTAAAAAAGAATTACTTAATAAATCTATTATTGATTTAGTTTATGTGGATGATCAAAAACTTGTTCAAAAACGGATGAAGGAAAATTATACAGAAGTTTATGAGCATAGATGTGTTCATAAAAATGGTTCCCTTCGCTATGTAGAGGTTAATGGTAAGACTATTAAATATAATGATAAACTTGTAAGAATTACTGCAATACACGATATTACCAGTAGAAGAGAAGATGAAAAGGATCGTAGTAGATTTGATTTACATAAAAGTCAAATTTCTAAAATGGAAGCAATAGGTAGTTTTGCTAATGGTATTGCTCATGATTTTAATAATGCTTTACAACCTATAATTGGAAATTGTGATCTTATTCTTTATGAGATGCGTGATAGTGATGATAATTGCAGGATACATAAAAAAAATATAAAATCTATAATTAGAGCAGCAGAAGTTGCAAGTCTTCTTGTTCGTAGAATTCAATCTTTTGCTCGTACAAATGGGGAAGAATTATTGGAACCTTTACATGTGTCTAATTGTATCAAAGAAGCTTTTGAATTTATAAGATCTATGATTCCAACATCAGTAAAAATGGAATTAAATATAGAAAGGGAATTGGCAATAGCATTAGTAAATGATGTTACCATTAAACAGATACTAATGAATATTTGTAAAAATTCTTATCAAGCAATGAAAAATGAACAAGGATCAATTGTTATTGATGTATACAATGAGGAACTTGTTGAAGAACGGTTTGGAATACCTGAAGGAAAGTATATTAGAATTGAAATAGAGGATAATGGTGAGGGAATGTCTCCTGAAGTTGTAAGTCGTTCTTTTGATCCATATTTTACTACTAAAGATAAAGGAGAAGGAACAGGAATAGGTTTATCAGTAGTAGATAGGATAATACGAAATTATAATGGATTTATTCGTATATATAGTGAGGTTAATAGAGGAACAAAAGTATCAATTTATATTCCTGCTTATTTAAAAGATAATGGATTAGGAACAAAATTTAAAATAATTGAAGAAGTAATTATGGGGGATGGTGAGAGAATACTTCTTGTAGATGATGAAGAAACTATAATAGAAGCGGTTACTAAAATATTAGAGTCCTTGAACTACAAAGTAACTCATTTTATAAGTAGTAGATTAGCATTAGAAGAATTTAAAATTAATTCAAATAAATATGATATAATATTAACTGATTTAACAATGCCTGAGTTGACAGGTTTAAATTTAATACAAAAAATTAAAATTATTAGACCTGATATTAAAATTATTCTTTGTTCAGGATTAAGCAGTAGTAATAATAGACTTGAGAAACATGAATATTTTAAATACGTTGATGTATATATCAGAAAACCAGTAACAAGATTAGAGTATTCAAAAGCTTTATCAAAAGTATTAAATGGAAAATAATTATGAATGATGAAATCAAAACTCATATGACCGGATGGAAAACTAAGACCGGATCTTTTTTAATAGCTATTGCTGGAGTTATAGCTGGATCATCTACGATAGTGCCTATTCCAGAAGCAATACCGTGGATTAAATTTGTATCTTTTATTGTTGGTGGGTTTGGAACGGCCTTTGTTGCTTGGGGAACAGGACACAAATTAGAAAAAAGCAGGACTGTTTATATAGAATCTAAGAATACCTTAAAGATGCCATCAAATCCTGTTGTAGAGTGATCAAAGGAAAGGCTTTTCCTGGACATGTTTTCCAAGGGGCATATTCATTATGCCCTTTTATATTTTCTATTGATATATGGTATCTCAGGGATAAACTAATGCATAATTTACTGAGAGCAGTAAGCATATTAGAATTTGGGGGTCTTTCATCATAGTTTCCGACACAACATATACCAATTGAATCTAAATTTTTATCTTTGGTGTGCGCTCCTATTTCACCTTCCATTCTACCTACCAGGATTTCATACTGATCATTAACCAATTCAATTCCATAATGGTATCCTATATCATTCCATCCTAATGATAAATGATATTTTCTAATTGCTTGCCATGAAACTGTTTCTGAATCTTTTGTTAATGAATGATGTATTATTATATATTGTGGTTTTGTAAAATTCATATGTGTAACATATAAGAACCAAAAATTTTAAAAATACTATAGAAATATCTTCTATAACATTGTTCACAGATAATAATTATTGCTATTTTAGAAAGTTCTTCTTGTTTATTACCTAAATTACGTTTACATTTTGGGCATTGATTGGTAGTTGTTATGCTTATCCACATTAAATCTTTTTCTAATTCTGGATTTCCCACTGATCTCTCCAAATATCAAATCGATTTCATTCCAGGTTAAATCATTTGGATCTTTACCTTTTGGTAGAATTATAAAATCAACATCCATAGGTACTGCATTTTTGACTCTATCGTAATCAAACCATGAATCAGAATCAAACATTACTATAATTTTAGAGGGTTTACAGGCTATTATTCTTTTTATTTGTTTGTTTGAGATCATTTTTAAATAGCCAGTGGTAACTGATATTTCATTTGAATAGTATATTTTAACATAAGAATTAATCCTTGTATAGTCTAAAAAACCTTCTACTAAAATCAGTGGTTTATTATTTAATATATGATCTTCATAACATAAATATGATCCTAAATTGGTTCCGTTTGAGTACCATTTATTTTTAATATTTCTCATTTGATAGCTGACGATTTTGTTCCTTAAATAGACCGGAAAAATAATTTGTTCTTTAGAATATCTTAGATCATATCTTTTTATATCCCAATAATATAGTTTTCTTTTTATAAAGAAACTTTTATAGTAAGAATTTTGTCTTAATAGATTATATGTTATTGGTTTATTATCGGGGAGTTCATCTTTCTTTGGAGGGATGTAAGTAGGTTCTTCTTTTTTGTTTCTTATTATTTGTGTCACCTGATCTACAATATCTACATCATAATCGATTTTATCTAATAGATATTCTTTTACTTCTTCAAAGGACATTCGACCATAGTAAGAAATAAGTCTGAATATGCTCATTCTTCCTTTGCATTTGAAACACGTACCAAATTTAAATTTAAGGTTAACAGCCCAATGATTATTTGATTCTCCACAAAAAGGACAGGGCCGAATACCTACATATCCGACCCCGATATTTTTTCCGTCCATAGTATAGTCAACATGAAACTCATCTAATATATCCATCATTTCAAGTTGCTCTATGATATGCTCTATACGTGGATCTATTATCATTTAGAGATTAATCTGAAGATTTCCCATGCTGGATAATTTTCATAAAAAGTTTTATCACCTGATCGATCTGGTTTTAGTTTTGATTTTTTAAATGCAATACGTGCTTTAAATGATTCTGATCTGAAGTATTTTTTAAATACATTGTTCCACCATTTAGTTTCATGCATTATTTTATGAAGACCAAGAGTATTAGGATCATCGATTTCTTTTTTAACAACAGGGAGAATAATTACAATTTTACCTTCTGGATGAAGAACACGTTGAAACTCTTTTAATGTTTCATGTAGTTTTTCTTCATCTGGTAAATGCTCCAGAACATGAGTACAAAAAAGAAGATCAACATCATTGTCATTGATCATTGATAGATCCCAGGAGGGAGTACAGAAAAAATCAGTGTAATCATTTGAATGAAAGGGAAGGGTAGGAATAACTGAATTGATTATATAGTTTGAAATATCTGTACCATATAGTTTGGAGAAAAGACCTAACTCATCTATTCCTCTTAAATTAATGCCACAGGCACAACCAACATCAAGTACGGTTTCCCAATCTTTACCAGGATTAGATTTAAGGTCAGCTAATTCAATAATCAGTTTTGCAAAATCTTTTTGCCAGTTACCATAAAATGTTATATCAAAATCTTCTTTACTCTGTTGGCAATCAAAATATTCTTTTTCATATTCATGAATTTCTGGTGGTGCAAATGTTCCAAGATTTTTTGGCATGATAGTCTCCTTTTAAATTGCATATAGTTTTTTGATTTCCCATCCTTTTTCTTTATAGATGTTAAGTCTTTCAATAGAATGAGAGTAGAAATGTTTATGAAACCTGCTTTTACCTCTAACGTTGTCAATAAAATCAATTACTTTTAATTTATTTTTTCCTTTGACTCTCCTCCTTCCTCTACCAATTTTTTGTATTGTGTCAATATATGATTTTCTTGCTGATGCGATTCCGACACAATCGATGTTGGGTATATCGGTTCCAATACCAAAAACTGACGTGGCAATAACAAGTTGGACTTGTCTGTTATTAAGCTTGCTTTTAATCCGATCATTTATTTCTCCTTTATTTTTACCATGAGCGAACATGGGTTTTAATCCCATCTCTTGAGCTACTTCAACCATGACATTGCCTTGTTCAATTTCATCTAATAAGATTAGACAGTTACCCCCATCATTTAAAGATATTTGTTTTGCTGCTTCAAGCATTTTGATACATCTGGTGATACTGAATAATACGTCATGACGTAAGACTTGTTGATAGGCCATGCCTGTAGGTCTATTACAAATGAACCGGAGAAGATTAATTTGTACGTCTGTTACTCTGTTGATAGCTTGTTCATCAGTAGTTTCGTGGATGATAGGGCCAATAGCTCCTGTCATTAAACACCATTTAGCAAAGTCTTTTTTTAATTGAGGGGTAGCTGTTAAGCCATATCGGTAATGAGTATTGGTAAGGTTTGTGAGTATTGTGTCAATGCTGTTATTCATTCTGTGACATTCATCGATGATGACCAAATCACATTCATTAAATTTCCATTTTCTTAATGATTGAAATAATGCAATGATGATATGACCATGTTCTTGTATACCATCTCCAACTTTTCCAATTTTATGATTGGGAAACCATTCAATGAAACGATTATAGGTTTGATTTAAGATTTGTTTGGTAGGTGTGATGATAATAGTTTTTGGTACATAAAGTTTGTCAACTATTCCCCCCATAACAACAGTTTTACCTGATCCAGTAGGCCCAACAAGGATACCTCTGCTCCTTGGGCCTACATTGGCTATCATTTTCTTTTGATATGGCTCAAATCGAATATCAGGCAGTTTAGATACTAATTTATAATCTATTTTATGATAAGGTATGCCATTATAAATTACAAAGTGTCCTTTTTCATTTAGTTTCTTATGAACATAAGGATAAAGACCAGCAGGAAAACGATTACCCCTACGATCCAGAATTGATTTTGTCTTTTCAGCACCTTGATCCCAATAAGATAAAACTTTCCAGACTTCATAGGCATGTGTCGTAGATTTTACCGTACATTTATGAGCAGTAACTTGTTTAATAGGTATTACCATTCTATTCCTGCTTGTTCCTCCCCTGATGTTTCTCCCCAATCATCTTTAACTTCAAATTCATCAACTGCGAATTGTCCTATAGATAAATCACGATAAATTCCAACAGATCCATGTTGTTTACCATGACGATAGTTAGCAATGTAAATCCTTGCTCTGCTTTCTTTTTCCTCTATATCAGTTTGACAAATAGCCAGAACAAGGTCTGAATTAAAAATAGTATCAATGTCATCGGCAACTAAATATGAATGAAATACTTTTGCTGTCATAGCACGTCTATTACCTTGCATAGCAGAGATAGAAATTAAATTACGTGTGGCAGCTATTTCTTTTAGGCCGAGACAATTTTCAGAGATCCTATCTTTTTTCTTTTGTCCTGCTTCAGTTTCTTTCATGATACCTAAGTAATCAACAATTAATATATTGGTATAAAATCCTTTCTTTTCTTCCAGTTCATCTAATATCCGGTTAACATCATGGTAATTTAAACGTCCTCTATCAAAGGCTACCACTTCCAGATTGCCACCTGATATTTTCTTTAACCTTTCTCTGTTTTTAATTACTTTTTTAATGTCATAGATGGTGTCAATTGTTTCAAGGGTTTTAATGTATGTATCACCCATAGCTCTTAGGATTTCAGCTTCACCTTTAGGTGATGAAGTCATAAATCCAACAGACATATCTAAACGTTCATCGATTTGTTCCTTACCCATTTCCAGGGAAATGAATAATACATTTAAACCCTGGAACATAGCAGCAACAGCCATATCAATTAAAAACCAAGTCTTACCTGCTTTGGTAGCTCCAAGGGTTGTAACAAGCCATTTATTTCTAAGACCTCCTATTAAATTATCAAGCCCTTCAATTCTTGTTTTCATTTTGTATCGATCTTCTTTTAACCGATCACCAATGAATCCTCTATCAGAAACATAGTTATAGTAAGGTTCCTCAATTTGTCGTGGTCTTTTGATCGCTTCTAAAATCACTCCAGTAGCTTTATCGTAATCTTTAGCTTTAATTAGACCTGCAAATTCAATACTTGCTTCTTCCAGTTGGAAGTGAAACATAGCATCATTTATTTTATTTAAGATATACTTTGCATTAGATCCTGATATGTCTTTGAGGACACCAATAAGATTCATGCAACGATCATATAGATCATTGGTAATGGTGTCCTCATATTCTTTGAATATGTCAAAGAAATTTTCTTGAGGAGCTTCTTTATAGTCATCGTAAAAATCATAAATAATTTGTATTAAATGTTTGCGGTCTTTTGTTTTAAATGTGCTAATTGGAACTACATTACGAATTGTTTTAACAAATTCTGTATCTTGTATGGAGTGATAAATGATCTGATTGAGGAAATGATTGTTAAATTCCAGAACCTGATCATCCATTTATTTTCCTTTCAATATAAAGATAGACCATTCATTGCTATAATGATCATAGAATGTTCGCCTTTTGTTTTCTCCTTTTTTAAGAGGATCAATATCATTTGTTCCACCAGGATAAAATTTACCTTTAGAAAATACTTCTTTTATTTCTAATTGTTTCATTGGATCAAATGCATTTTTAAGTAATGCTTCCCAACTCCCTATCTTTTTTGCTGTGATATGAGTAGGGTCTTGTTCTAAAACTTTTTTTCTACTTCTACCTTTTTTAACTGCATCAAGGGTTATAAATATTTTGCCATTATTAACCAATATTCTTTTCATTTCTGAAATGGTATCCAGTATTTCATCTTCATCTAAATGCTCAAACAATTGAGAGCAATGGATAAAATCAATACTGTTATTTTCAAATGGTAGCTCAGAACTTTTACCAATTCTTAATTCACTTTCAGATAGTTCCAGTTTTTCTTTGCCTAAGTTGATAAGGTATTCTGAAATATCAATACCGTAGT